CAATGCGGGCGATGTGTTCGACGAGTTTGTCCGCAAGCTCGAAAGTGTAGGTTCTGAGGCTGAAAAGGCCGCCTTGGCCTCGGATCTGTTCGGTAAACAGGCGGGGCCGCGTCTGGTGCAATTTCTCTCCGAAGGCGAGGCCGGCATTGCCAGCCTTTCCAAGGAAGCCCGTGCGTTCGGCCTTGTGATGGGCGAGGATCTGGTCAAACAGACCCAAGCTCTGGAAGATGAATGGAATCGCTTCACCCAGCAGGTAGATACCACCTACAAAACGGTTATCTTGCGCACCGTCAATGGTCTGCGGGGATTGTTTTCTGATCCATCGTTGGATGAGCAGTTTCGGGATTTAACCGCACGATTGCAACGGGCAACGGCGGATTTGAACGCCTCCCAGCAACTGAATAACGATAGCGATGGCCTGCTGGGTGGCCGCCGCATCGCCCAAGCACGGGAAGAGGTGAACCGCATCAAGGCAGAACTGGACGCTGTACAGCGGCAGATCCTCGAAAACGCCGCTGCCGAAACTGCCAAACAGCGCAAAAAAGAGGAAGCGCAAAAGGCCTACGAAGCCGCCCGTAAACAACAGGATACAGGCGAAGTCATCGATACCTTGCAACGGGAACAGCAGCAGATTGAACAATTAAACGCGGCCATGATCCAAGGTGCAGACGCCGTGGCGCGGGTGAAGGGTGAACAAGCTGCCGAAACACAGATCCGTAAATTAGGAATCGATGCCAAAAGCGCGGAGGCCCAGAAAATCCGAGAACTGGCCGTGGCCAATGCCGCGTTGGAACAGGCGGGTAGAGAACAGGCCGAAGCCCAAAAAAGCACCGTGGATGCCCGCGCCAACATCATCCGTTCCTTGGAAGATGAACGGCAGGCTCTGCTGCTCAACGAACGCCAGCAGTTTGTTTTAACGGCGGAACGTCGGCTTTCCAGCGAAGCCACTGCCATCCAACGCGAACGGGTGCGCGAACTGGCGGGGGCTCTGTACGATGAAAAAACTGCGCTGGAGGCCATCAAAAAGGCGCAGGAAGATTACGCCAAGAATCAGGAGGTGCTGGCACGGTTAGAGGCCGATCGTTCTGGTGTCGGCAAATCGGATAAGGAAAAATTCACGGATCAGGCCATTGAAAGACTCTCCCCGGATGCCACCGATGATCAAAAAGCCAAAGCCCAGGAACTGGCGGCGAAACTTTACGAAGAACAGCAAACCGCCGATGCCGCCCGGCAGGTGTTCGAAGCCACCCGCAACGATGCGGAAAAATACGGCGCTGAAATCGCCAAACTGAACGACCTGCTGGCCAAAGGGGCCATTGACCAGGACACCTATAACCGTGCTGTCGCACAGGCAAGCGAGACTTTCCACCAGGCCGAGGAAGGCAGCAACGATTTTGCAACGGGCGCGAAACGGGCTCTGGAAGACTACGCCAAATCCGCCACGGACGTTGCGGGGCAGGTGCAGGACGCTATGAGCCGCAGCCTGCAGGGGCTGGAGGATTCGCTGGTGGACTTCGTCACCACGGGAAAACTCAACTTTCAAGATCTCGCCAATAGCATCCTGCGCGATCTGGCACGGATTGCTATTCGCCAAGCGATCATCGCACCATTAGCACAAGGGTTACTCGGTGCGGGGGTATTCCACGAGGGTGGCACGGTTGGCGCGGGTGCACCGTCACGCTCCGTATCGCCGATGCTGTTTGCCACTGCACCCCGCTATCACAGCGGCGGCATTGCAGGGCTGATGCCCGATGAAGTGCCTGCCATCCTGCAGCGCGGTGAGATCGTCATCCCCCGTGAACAGGCCGGGAAAATGGGCGGCTCCAGCAGTCCCGTCATTAACATGACCATCGTCACCCGCGACGCCGAATCTTTTCGCCAGAGTCGCGGGCAGATTATGGGGGATCTGGCGGTGTCGCTGGCACGGCACAAGGGGCGGAATACATGAGCGGCTTTCATGAGGTGCGCTTCCCCGATGCCATCGCTTATGGGGCAACCGGTGGCCCCGAATATTTGACTGATATTGTCATCCTGCAATCGGGCTTTGAGCAGCGAAATCAAAGCTGGGACAGTGCGCGGGCGCGGTATGATGTCTCCACGGGCATCAAAAACCGCACCCAAGCGGCGGAGGTCATCAGCTTTTTCCGTGCCCGCAAGGGGCGTGCGTATGGCTTCCGCTTTAAGGATTGGAGCGATTACCGCGTTACAGGGCAACTGATTGGTGCGGGTAACGGCACGCAAACCGCCTTTCAACTGACCAAAACCTACACCAGCGGCGGTGAAAACGAGACCCGCCCGCTGAAAAAACCCGTCTCTGGTACGGTGAAGATTTACAAGGACAGCATCCTGCAATCGTCAGGTGTCACTGTAGATCACACGACAGGGGTGGTAACGTTTACCACCGCCCCAGCTGCCGGCGTGCTGATCACGACTGACTGCGAGTTTGATGTGCCCGTGCGTTTTGATACCGATCGCCTCGCCATCCGTATCCAGTCCCACGAACTGTTTGTGTGGGATCAGATTCCCCTCATTGAGATTCGCCTGTGATTCCCGCCTCCACCACCCTGAAAACCCACCTTACCAGTGAGGTAACCACGCTGGCTTTGTGCTGGAAGGTTATGCGCAAAGACGGCGTGATATCGGGCTTTACCTCGTTCAGCCGCGATCTGGTCGTGGACGGGGTTACTTACAAAGCCTCCACGGGCTTCACCCCCACCGCCATTGAGACGAGCGCGGGGTTGGCGGTGGATCAGCTGGAGGTGGAGGCCATCCTCAATGACAGCAGCATCACTGAGGCGGATTTGCAGGCGGGAAAATACGATTATGCCGCGATTGAGGTGTTTCTGGTCAATTACCAAGACCTCACCCAAGGAAAACTGGTGTTGCGCGTGGGCACTCTGGGGGAAGTCACGGTGCTCAAGGGCGTGTTCGTGGCGGAAATTCGTGGGTTATCGCAGACGTTTCAGCGGCAAATCGGGGAACTCTATTCCCCAACCTGCCGTGTGAAACGTTTGGGCGATACGCGGTGCAAGATCGACCTTGCGCCGTATACGCACACCTTAACGGTATCAGCGGTGACGGATCAGCGTACTTTTGCCCATGCTGCCAGTCTGAAGCCAGACGGGTATTTCCAGATGGGTCTGGTGGAATGGCTGACGGGCGCCAATGCGGGGCTAGAGATCGAGGTCAAAACCTACAGCAGCGGCGTGTTCACGCTGGTGCAGCCGATGCCTTACCAAATCGCCGTGGGCAACACCTTCAAAGCCATTCGTGGCTGTGACCGCACGTTTGAGACCTGCCGCACCGTGTTTAACAATGTGCTTAACTTTCGCGGCGAACCGCATTTGCCCGGCATTGACCAGATTTTGAAACTGCCATGACCCGAGATGATATCGTTGCTGAAGCCCGCAGCTGGCTGGGAACGCCGTATCATCATCAGGCTGCGCTGAAAGGCGTGGGCTGTGACTGCATTGGTCTCTTGCGCGGAGTATATGAGGCGTTTGTCGCGCCGCTTAAGGTGGAGATTAACTACTCACCGCACTGGCATTTCCACCGCGCCGAAGAGGTTTTGTATGCCCATGCCTGCCAGTATGCGGAAGAAATCCCGCTGGAATCTGCACATATCGGCGATGTGCTGCTGTTCGGCTTTGGCACGGGGCCAGCGGCGCACGCCGGCATCATCGCCAGCGCGGACACCATTATTCATGCCTACGCTGAAATTGGTAAGGTGGCGGAAACACGGCTTTCTGACAAATGGCTGGCCCGCCGCCGTTTTGCCTTTCGCTTCCCTGGGCTGGAGAACTGAAATGCTTCCCGTCACCTGTAACCTGTTCCCTGTCACCTGATTATGGCTCAGCTTGCTCTTGCTGGGGCTGGGGCACTGGTCGGAAGTGCTTTTGGGGCCCCGTACCTGGGCTTTGCGCTAGGTTCTCTGCTGGGCGGTGTTCTGTTTCCGCAGGACGGCCCGCCAGATCAAATCCAAGAAGGGCCGCGCCTGCATGACCTGAAAGTCCAGTCCTCAGCGCATGGCACGATGCTGCCGCTGCTGTATGGCACGGTGCGTATTGCGGGCAACGTCATCTGGGCGGCAGACCTCGAAGAACAGGTGGTCACGGAAACCAACTCCGGCAACGGCGGTAAAGGCGGCGGCGGATCGGTGACCAGCACCACCCGTACCTATATCTATTTCGCCAGCTTCGCCGTGGGGCTGTGCGCGGGATCGATTGCCTCGGTGGAACGGGTGTGGGCGAACGGCAAGCTGGTGCATGATGTCAACAGCAGCTTGCTGGATATGACGGTGTACCTCGGAAACGAGACGCAAAACCCCGACGACCGCATTGAAAGTGCGCTTGGCGTTGGCTTTGTGCCTGCCTATCGCGGCATGGCCTATGCTGTCATCAACCGCCTGAACCTCACCGATTACGGCAACCAGATTCCCAATTTGCACTTCGA